TAATCCTACGATTGATGATAAGATAAATGATTACTACCCAAGAACAAGAATTACATTATCTGGTGATGGTCAACGTCAATATGTACATAATGAAATAGTATTTCAAGGAGCTAATCTTGCATTATCAACAGCACAAGCTGTTGTTCATACTTTTGTACCAAATACACATATAGATGTAATTAGAGTTCAAGGTACATTTACGTCATCAAACATAATTGGTAATACATCAAACGCAGTATTTACAGTTTCTACTGCTGATGATACTGCAACAATGAATACTGCCTTTGAAGATACCTTTGATAATCTAAGAATAGAAGCTGGTGGTGATGGTATACTAGACTTTAGTGAAACAAATCCGTTTGGTGAGGCATAATGTTAGGTAACGCACAATTTTATAATAGAACAATCAGAAAAATTGTTGTCGCTTTTGGCACAGTTTTTAATGATATTATCTTACAAAGATATAAGTCGGATGGTACAACTAAACAAACTTTATTTAAAGTACCACTTTCTTATGGTGCAAAAGAAAAATATCTTACAAGAATCACAGCAGACCCAACACTCACAAAAGCTGTACAAACAGTAATACCTCGTATTTCATTTGAGATGGTAAGTATGACGTATGATACAAGTAGAAAATTAAATACACTTACACAAAATTTTGCAGCTAATACTTCTACATCCATAAAAACACAATACAGACCTATACCATATAATTTTGATTTTAATTTATCAATTTATGTAAGAAATACAGAAGATGGTACACAAATATTAGAACAGATATTACCTTTTTTTACACCAGATTTTACAGTAACAGTAAACTTCATACCTGAAATGAATCAAAAGTATGATATGCCAATTGTTTTAAATTCAGTACAATCAACAGTTGATTATGAAGGTGATATGATGTCAACTAGATTGATTATGTGGGATTTACAATTTACTGCAAAGAGTTATATTTGGCCACCAGTTAAATCAGGTAAATATATACGACAAGCAAATACTAATATTTACATTGAGAGTCAAGTAAAATCTGCACAAAGAGTGACTTCTGATTTCAACCCTTTAACTCCAGATAGACTTTTATTAGAAGGTGAAACTATCCGTGTTGCAGCTAGAGATGTAATAGGTACTGTAAAAAAATTCTCTAATGTTGCTAATAGCACGTTAGTTGCATCAGGACTAAATAAGTTATTAGAGGCTGGTGACATTGTAACAGGTGATACATCAAATGCAACCATAACGGTTCGGTCAGTTGAAAGTGACCCATTAAAGGCTGCAGAAATAGTATTAACACCTAATCCAGCTAGTGCTGATCCAGATGATGAGTTTGGTTTTGCAACCAGTATAACTGAATATCCAGATACATTACTATGAAAAATGAGAAACTATCTAAACTATTAAATATTGAACCCATAGAAGTAGACAATACTGAAATAGTACCAATTGAACCTGAGAAACAAGTTGAGAATGATGCTCAATTTGCTCGAGAAAATATCCGTGGACTCATCAATAAAGGTGACTCAGCACTTGATAGTCTTTTGAGAGTTGCAAAAGAATCTGAACACCCTAGAGCCTTTGAAGTTGTAGCACAAACTCTTAAAAACTTAGGTGAACTCAATAAAGATTTACTTGAGATACAAAAGAGAAAACAAGATTTAGAACCTAAAAAATCTACAAATGAAATCAATGTTGATAAAGCTGTATTTGTAGGTTCTACAAACGATCTTGTGAAAATGTTAAAAGGCAAGAAAGATGTCAACTGAAGGTTATCTTGGTAATGAAAGACTAAAAAAAACTGGCGTTGAAATACCTTTTACTCAAGAAGAAGCGAAAGAAATATTAAAATGTTCAGAAGATCCAATATACTTTATTAAGAAGTATGTAAAGATTGTCAATGTAGACTTAGGTATTGTTGATTTTGATATGTGGCCATTTCAAGAAGAAATGGTAGATGGTTTTCATAAGAATCGTTTTTCAATATGTAAAATGCCACGACAAGTTGGTAAGACAACTACGACTGTAGGTTATATGTTATGGGCTGTTTTATTTAATCCTGATTATACAGTTGGTATTCTCGCAAATAAAGGTCAACTTGCAAGAGAAATACTTGGTCGTTTACAAAGAGCATATGAGTATCTACCTTTATGGTTACAACAAGGTATTATAACTTGGAACAAAGGTAATATAGAATTAGAAAATGGTTCTAAAATATATGCCTATGCAACATCTAATTCAGGTGTTCGAGGTGGTACTTACAACTTAATATTCCTTGATGAGTTTGCTTTCGTGCCTCATAATATGGCACAAGAATTTTTTACTGCTACATACCCTGTAATATCATCAGGTAAAACAACAAAAGTAATCATTGTTTCTACACCAAATGGTCTTAATTTATTCTACAAAATGTGGATTGATGCGATAGAAAAAAGATCATCTTATACACCAATAGAAGTACATTGGTCTATGGTACCAGGTCGTGATGAGGACTGGAAGAAAGAAACAATACGAAATACATCAGAAGAACAATTTAGACAAGAGTTTGAAACTGAGTTTATAGGTTCATCAGCCACACTTATATCTGGTTCTAAACTACGTTCACTTGCGTTTTTTAACCCAATTAGTACAATTGACCAACTTGATATGTATGAAGAACCAAAAGAAGGTCATGTTTACATAGCTACAGTTGATTGTTCAGAGGGTGTCGGTCAAGATTATTCGGCCATAAATATTATAGATGCAACACAAACACCTTATAAGCAAGTTGCAAAATATAGAGCAAATGATTTACCTTTATTGTTTTTTCCAAATATTATATATTCAATTGGTATGAAATACAATGGGGCATATGTTTTAATTGAAACAAATAACATTGGTCAACAAGTCGTTGACATTTTACACTATGATTTAGAGTATGAAAATATTTATAAAATAGACCAACATCACATAAAAGGTCAAACAATATCAGGAGGTTTCAGAAGAAACTCCTCTTTTGGTATTAAAACTACAAAATCTGTAAAGAAAATTGGTTGTGCAAACTTAAAAACACTTATTGAAACTGATAAATTAATTTTAGTTGACTTTGATACGATAGCAGAACTTAACTCTTTTGTTCGTGTTCGTGATTCATACGCAGCTGAAGAAGGTAATTATGATGATTTAGCTATGGGACTTGTATTGTTTGGTTGGTTAACAGCACAATCTTACTTTAAAGATTCTACAAATGTTGATGTAAGGTCAATTTTACTCAAAGAACAAAGTCTTTTAATTGAAGAAAGTTTAGCTCCAGTAGGAATTATTGATGATGGGTTACAAGAAGAAGTAACAATTGATGGTGATGATGTTTGGAGTCAAAGTGGTAATATAAATACGAGATTTTGAAATCACTAAATAGAGAGTAAATGAGAATAAACAATCGTCTAGTCTAATATAAAGGAGAAATCCATGGCATTTCAGTTATCACCGGGAGTAAATGTATCTGAGATTGATCTCACTACTATTGTCCCATCAGTTGCCACTTCAATAGGGGCTCACGCTGGAATATTTGCATGGGGACCATCAAGTGAGGTAATCACAGTAGGTAATGAAGTTGAATTACAAGAAAGATTCGGTAATCCTAATTCAACAAACTTTGAATATTGGTTCACAGCGGCAAACTTTCTGGCTTATGGGAATAATTTAAAACTTGTAAGAGCAGTAAACAAAGATCATGGGACAGGAGCTTTAAATGCAGCTTCAAATACTGGTGGTGCTATCTTAATCGAAAATGATGACGATTATGATTTAAACCACGGCACAGCAGCTAATAATTCTGTTGGCCCTTTCGCAGCTAAGTATCCAGGTGCAAGAGGTAATTCGCTAAGAATTTCTATCTGCCCTAGTGCAAACGCATTTTCACAAAATTTATCAATTGGTACAGCGAATAAACAAATAAGGGCTAATGCAATAACTATAGCTTCTACGCCTCAAAAGAATGTTATACCAATTAACTCACCAGCTAATACACACCAACCATTTATTACAAGAGATAAAGTTTCAATTGATGGTGGTACAACATACTTTGATGTTGTTTCTGCAAATAGTTTCGGAATAACAATCGCTCAAAATCTCACAGCTGATATAACTGGAAGTCCTGCTGTATTGAAAAAATGGCAATATCATGATGACTTTAAAGTCGCACCAGGCACATCTGATTATGTAGCCAATAAAGGTGGTTCAGGTGACGAAATGCACGTTATTGTTGTTGATGAAGATTCAGAGTTTACAGATGCAGCTAATACAATAGTAAATAAGTTTGCCTTTGTGTCTAAAGCTGTTGATGCAGTAACAGGAGCAGGCGATACAAACTTCTATAAAGAAGTAATCAATAGAACATCAGAATATGTATGGTGGACAGCACATCAAAATGGTGGTACAAACTGGGGTAGTAGTTCTGCCACAGCATTTACAGAAGTACAAGTTCCATTTTCTGCTTCTTTAGTTCAAGGTGCTGATGGTACAACTTCAACTGCAAACGTAGTCACCGCATTTGATGAGTTTGCTGATGCAGATTCAGTTGACGTATCACTTGTAATGACTGGTCCAGGCGACCAAACAATTGCTACCCATGTAATTGACAATATCGCAATCACAAGAAAAGACTGTATCGCATTTTGTTCACCAAGAAGAGCTGATGTAGTAAACAATGCAGGTAGTGAGGTTACTGATATTAAGACATATCGTAATTTACTTACTTCTACATCATTTGCTTTCTTAGATTCAGGTTATAAGTATCAGTACGACAAATACAATGATGTCTTTAGATATGTACCATTAAATGGTGATATTGCCGGTCTTTGTGTAAGAACAGATATAGAAAGAGATGCTTGGTTCTCACCAGGTGGTCTTAATCGTGGTATTATAAAGAACGTAACTA